ACCGCATTGTAGTGGGAGTTAAGGTATTGGCATCTTTAAACTCTACACTAACATTGGATACTGAGTTTATCGCGCCCACGGCTGCGTTAGAATCGCCCGGGTTAGTAACTCGATAAGCAATTGTTAATGTGGTGTTCGACGGCACAATTCCAAAATTTTCATTTTTGGTTAGCCGCGTAGGGTCAAACGTAGTGTCGGTTACGTAATTCTTTCCAAAGATATCTAAAGCCACAGATTGGGGGTTAGCAATTACATCCGATTCGCCGGCTTTGCCTGAGCCAAATTGAAGATCTGTGCTAAAACGATCTTTCTCTACTACAAACTTTCGAGAAACCAGATAGGGCTTCAATATCGAAGGTACGTTGTCGTTTTGATAATTGGTGTTGGTAATTTCTTTATATACCATATCTTGGGATAGATAATCTACCTCGAAATATTCGTGGCCTTCCGAGTCGAATACTGAGGTAACCTCTGATATGTTGGCGGTGGCAAGGCGTACGCGTTTAAATCTTTCATAAGGCCCTATTTTAACTTTTTCTTCGCCGTAATAGCCAGACACTACTGTTCCGTAGGCTTTGACCGCATAATTCGTGGGTGCACCAGTATCTGAATCTACTTGGGATACAATGACGGGGTTTTTGGGTGACGACATGTCAATGTCTTCGACCAATACATAACTTAAGCCATTAACCGAGGTAAACCGGCTTCCTCTTTTTAAGACGGGTAAATATTTAGTGTCCGGGCCTATACCATAGCCACTAGCGGGGACTTGAACGAAAAGGGCCACCTCTCCGTAAGTAGATGGCCGGCCTGTGTCTTTATATCCTAGTGTGCGCCCGTGTCTTATAATATTAGAATATTGGTAAGCAGTGTCTAAAAATGCCTCATTAACATTATAATCTAAATAAAAGGAAAGTTGATCTCCCACATAAGCAACTGCGTCCAGCATCAATGATCCAAAAGATGCTTCGCTGAAATCTTGGAAAGAATCGGGGTATAGTCTTTCTGCGATTTGTAGCAGATCTTGCCTAATAGATTTAAACTCACGATGAGTATAATTTATAGGTATTATGTTTTTTTGGTCATCTGGCATTAAAAATCCCCCTTTTTTAAATAGTAAATTCTAGTAAATCTTTTACGCCAATCTGAGGAACATTATATACTATGGCGAAGCCTAGGGTGTTTGCGTCGGGATCCATTGTGTGAAAATCGATTTTCTCAATTTGCACCGATGGCATATAGGTGGATACCTGCTTTCTAATAATGCCCTCAAGCTGCGGTCCAACCCCGGCATTAAAACTTTCGAATAAGAAAGTTTTAATACCAGCACCAAACAACGGATCCATCACGCGTTCGCCAGGATCGGTCAACAATATCATTTTTAAATTTTGTCGAATGAGCGAATTAAACTCTTTTATCATTCTAAAGCCATCAGTGGCATCAAACTCTAAGGGGAGCGCTACACTAAATGAGGCCATAATTGTTTCTCCTATCTAATAATTATGCTACTAATCTTTTTTCGTGCACAATTCCTCTTCCGCATTAAACGGATTGGGACGTAATCTACCGCGTCGCCACCAAGGAAGCATTGACCGGCCAGGGACGGGCCGAAAAGACTCTCGAAGACCAGCTAACCAAATTGTACCAGCACTTGGTCCATCATCATCGCCGGGAGTAAACTTACGACTTCGATAAAAACTACGAAAAAGCTTTTTCAAGCGCGTTTTAAAGTTTCTTAATAATACCATGTCCCACTTATCAAATTCTAACACAAACCATTGATCTATATCCCGATCCTTTTTACTAGCCCACCCATCGGTGTCTGTATAATTAAAACTAATGTCCGTTACATATGGGCCGTCCTTTCCATAGCTTACTGATACGGCGCGCCCTGGTTTGGTGCCGATTCCTGCAAATTTGCCGGGGGGCGTGACCCCAAAAGTATCTCCCGTCTCGGCGCAAATTTGTCCAATAGACTGCAAAAGCCCATAGGAGTTATAAATGGCAATGAGTGAAACCATCTTTGGTAGTGGAAGAATATAACGTGTCAATAGTTTGAATCGCGCATCTTCCCTTAGTTTCAAAATTAAACAATATAAAAGGTTACTATCTGCTTCAAAGGGCTGCGCATTAGCACACTCTACGTCCAAAGAATCCACTTCAACGGACGTAATCGGCACCTGCTGGCTGCCGATCACAGCACTCACTTGAAGCCCATAACGAACCCCCATGCTTCCTTTTATTCCCACCACTTCTCCATCGTCGTTATAGATGTTTTCCATCGAACCGGGATAATGTTGAGAAATATTATCTGTGGGCGGCAGATCTTTAATTACAGCCAGCGCGTCGGCTGGAGCTTCTTTGCCGCCATTAATACTGATATACTTTTCAATAATCAAGAAATCGTCAGAACCTGGACTTGCTTCTCCCAAACTAGCCACGTCTCCGATGGGTACAGTGAGCTTGTTTGCTAGTGGCCGCAATAGCCGCGGCTCGTCATCTGCTATCCAAAATTCGCCGGCGGCATATAGCGCGCTGCCATCCATGGGATCGCGGAACACATGATAATATCCCTCATATTCTTCACCTGTTTCCGCATCAGAAAAAGACTTGCCAGAGGTATATAATTCGCTGTCCCCGGGCTCACCTAAGCCAACAACTTCCGGCTTGATGTCCCAATCTAAAATCAATTCACTTCCAGCGGCGAAATATTGCAATAAATAATAATCTAAATCAAATATAGTTGGTTTTATGTCTAATACTTTGAGATTATCTACGAATTTTTTGCCCATATAGTTGATTTGTTCGACAACTAACTCAGCCAATACAATTTTGGCGGACTCTTCGATTTTTTGTACGGCTTCAAGGTTTTTACTTTCACGATATCCCTTTAGAGTTTCGAGCATCCCTGCGTCTCGGGGGTTTGTCGACTTAGCATCCGAAAGCTCTTCGTGATATGGGTATTTATATTCAGATTGCATGTTATCTATTTCGATCAAAGCCCCTAAAACACTCTGCGGGGGCTGGATCTCATCTAAACTAATTCTATAATTATATATTTGAACGGCAGTTTCTAGAAATGCATACCAAAATTCGTGATCGCTGAAAGGGCTGAAAAAGTCCCAAGGAGCTGTTGAAGGATCTTTGAACCCCTTTTCCATTAGCTCTACCACATAGGCAGCAAATAATTTACTATATGTATATGGACAACTAGGGTTAAAGGTGCTAAATGTTGCGAGACCTTTGAGCATTTCCACACTAACGAAAGCTCGAATGGCAGAACTTATAAGACCTTCTAATTCTGCTTTTGCTGAGCGCTCTAAAATTCTATTAAATGGGACTTCTAAAACGCAATCTGGATCGGATTTAAGGCGCTGATCGTGAGGGATTTGCGGATATCGCTCATTAATTTTGTCTTGGATATCGCCGAAATCAATCAAATCAGTTCGTTGTGGTTTACATGGGCTTATATCGGGAAACAGTACATCCACCATTCCAAGCCACCCCTTATTCACAACCGGTCGAATATAAAGAGGAGGATTCATATATGTACCGCCAAATTTATTGGGATCTAAATAAATGACGCGAGCATCCTTCCCATTTAGATACTGATCTCGGCTTTTACCCAAAATCATATCATCATTACTTAACGGCTCGCCCTCGTCATTTACCGCTTCATGGTAAGCCACCCCATTGTCCGTTACATATTCGATATCACTCAGTGTGAGGGGATCAAATTGCGCACCGTAATTAAAGGCTATATCATTATTGGCCACGAGATCCATGAATCGCTTAGTAAGTGTTTGGATGGCGTCGTCGCGAGCGTCGCCGGCAGCGCCGGATGTGACGGTATCAACGGGGATACCGATTGCCTGAGAGCCACTATTTATCATTTCTTTCAGCAGGATTGTTTCGGGAGGGGTGCCTACGAGATTTGTAAAACATTGATAGAAATTGGGATAATCGGCAGCAATTTCTTCAAAATTTTCAAAGGCATCGTCAATAGCTACAAACTCTAATGCTCTATCTTTAATAATGCTGTTTTTTTGATCTTTCTCAAATTCTTTTTTCTCTTTTCTGTCCATATGTTGAGTTGGAGAAAAGTCTGTATCAACTCCCATGTTAAAAAATTCAGTAATTTTGACGCGAGCGTTATCGGCATAAGAATACGTTCCTACTGGGCTGCTACCCATATTATGTGGCATACTTTCTGGTTGTACCAAATCAGAAAGATAGATCTGAGCATCATACCCCCACGCATATGTTCCACCGAAATTCGCCGAGAGACCTTTGGCATTGTCTCTGAAGCTTAAATTAAGGTCAGGAGAGGCCTTCCGGGGCATTCTCTTAAAAAGGACGGATTCGGCGCCCATATTGACACCCAATCCTATATTATACCCCATATCTGGGACTGCCAACAGATCAATATCCCCACCAAAAAGTCCTGTAAACCCTAGTGTCTCGAAGGAAACATACGTGTCCTTTCTACCAGCGAGGCTATTATTTCCTTTAAAATTTATTTCTACTTCGTCCTTCATATAATCTTGTAGCCATCCCCCGACGCGGACGGGGTACGCGCCCTGTTGCTTGTACAGGGCGGACACTTGTTCAAAGGCGGCTTGCTCATCGTCAAACGCCGAGGCCCAAGTGTTACCTAAATCCACATAAAAATCCACATAACTACGATCATTAAAAACTTTCCTTTTGTGAGCGGTATATGGTTTTCCCATTGTGTCGGAGAGAATCATATTTATCATCCCCCAATCTTTATCGCTTGCAAACAACCCTCCATTACCCAACATATCTTTCGAAAAGTCTACTTTTAATTGCTCTAAAGCTCCGCCTAATGCTGCCTTGGCGGACGCTGCGGCCTCTTCGGGCTCTAAGGGTATTAATCCATCCTGACAATCTGGGTCAGGGTTAGTGGAGACGATGGGAGGCATATTGTCCATGATAAACGCGGTTGGACCTCCTTGAACTACTGCACCCAAATCATCCAAATCGTCTAAAAATTGCCCTCTGATACTCTCATACATAGCATCGCATTGTTCTTTGGTTGCTCTTCCCTCAAGTAATTCACAACGTAAGTTTTTAAAATCTTCCAATTGTTTAGGGGTTGCACATAAAGTTGGGTTAGCAGGAGTTGTATCGTTTAGAGGAACACTATCCAAATAATCTTCGATTTCGGCCTTAAAGTCGGCCGGAAGTAATTTTCCAACATTGACAAAAAATCTTTCGATGTCATCTGTTCCACCGAGACCATCGCGAAATTCAGGATACTCCCACTCAATAAGAGTATCAGTGATATTCAACAATGCTTGGGAAGGCACTCCTGTAAACCCTTCTAGTAGTTCGCGTTGAGTTACAGAAGAGGCAATATCTTCAGCAAAGTTAATCACAGCCTCTCGGTCGCCAAATGCGGCGCCGCCGGCGCCTAAAGTACCAAAAAGATCTTCAATGGTGGCTTCAACTTGTGCATCGTCTGCCTCCTCTCCACAAATCGCCTTCCTAATTGCAGCCGCAAAGGTTGTGCTAGAGTCCACTAACGCAGCCGCCATAGCGCCTGCAACTTCTAGAGCCTTACATATCGCGTCTCCTAACAACTCACATAGTTTTACCAAAAGCTTCATCAAAATTGAAACAATTAACTGTTGAATTGCACACTTTAAAGCTAGCCACAACCATCGCCAAATATCTTTAAATTTGGGAAGCCATCCGAAAGGGTTTTCTATACGAGGAAGGGTGATATCCGTCATATTTCGACAAAAAGGTAGCTCAAGATCTTTTAGGAAATCCATTATGCTGGGGTTAAAGATGGGTGGGCGCGGACAGTCGAGTAAAGCTATGATTCCTGCTATAAGCTGAGCGCCAGGGAATTTATTAAGTATATCTACCAGTTCCAACAGCATCCCATCAAACATCTCCAGCAGAGCCTTAAAATAAGCCTGCATTACAATATTGGAGTCTAACTGGTTAGCTGATGCTCCCATGTCAAATTGTTGTGCGAGTGTACGACGCTGAGCGGTGGATGTATCTTGTGTTTGCTGAGGTGTCATCCCATCAACCGGCCCTTCTACTTGATTTTTGCGTTCCTTATCAATTAGCTCTTGGTTTTCCCAGGGCTTCTCTATGACATAGTTGCCGGCGGTCGAATCTCCCACAATCGCATTTTGTGAGTCGGATTTAAAAAGTTGTCCTTCGGAAAGCTTTTGCTTCACTAGAGCATCTAATGCAGCTTGCTTTTCAGGATCAAGGCCAATAAAAAGATCGCCGAAATTCTCTATACCCATTGCTTGGAGTGCGCTTTCACAAATACTCGCGAGGGCTTCTTCTAAAGTAAGGCCGCCCATCAAGCATCTGATGACCTCCATAAGCAGATCTAATAAACCACACCATTTAAGACCATCAAACCCCTCCTTCCATAGCGCTTCCATTTGGGCGCCGGCACTTCCGCATATGCCACCCACGGCAGGCAAACCTAATCCCAACACATTTGCGCATAAATAATTACCGATAGGATTATTGGTCTTCAGCTTCTTAAACGCTTGTTCCGTGGCCATGGACGACACCTTGCTGCGATCAAATGCGCCGGGGTTATCCAAATTAGGAAGAAGGCCCAACTCTTCATCAGATGCAATAACGTCCTCTAATGAAGATTGACACAAATTGTTGTGAAACATATAGGCAATTGCATCTCCCAAACCAAACACATCATCCAAAATATCTTGTCCTAGTTGTTTGGCTTCGTTTTCTAACGCCTCCATTACACAGCTTCCCACCGTTTCGCCGGGAGTTGAATCAGTAGGAAGCTTCACTGCTATTACAGGAGGGTAGGTAAAATTAGTTACAAATTCTATCCATGGCCACGCTTCGCGCGCGCCAAGTGCTGAGTGCATTTGTTGAAGCTGCGCAAAATAGCCGCGCGCAGTTCTATCGCGCCACCCTGGTTTTGATTTAAGCCGGCTTAATTTGCTTGTGTAAACCTTGGGCTTTTCCCCACAGTCTTCAGTCCACACTTTCATTCTTTTTAAATCATATTCTCCACTATATAAAATCTCTATTTTAACCACGCGATCTTGAAAAAAGACAATAGGGCCGCTACCAGGAATGTTTAGGCCTTTGCCATTTAAAAACTTATCTAACTCTACCAACATCGAACCCATCTTAGAGGCGCTTGGCCACATTCCAATATCACCATAACTTTCTAAATTAAAAATGGCTCTTGATTCACCGGACTCCGCATCTTCAAAATATAAGTTTCCTCCTTCGACTCCTTGGTACACTTTTAGAAAGCGCGAATATAAACTCAAGCCCTTTCTAACCCGAATTAATTGAGATTTGATTGATGATGCTTGATATGTTACCAAAACATCCTCGCGTTCCTCTTCTACTTCTTCGTCTTCTTCCACGGCATCTTTAAGATCATGTAAATCCGAATAAGAAACCCCATATAGAAATTTAGCTCTGCTGTTAGGGCGTGGATCTAGATCAAAATCTTTAAGATGTAGTGCGGCGCTTAATGCACTAAAGGTCTCGTGCGAAGTATCTTTATCAAAAATGTCCAATAAAGCTTCTGTTGCTCTAGAGTTTTGCGACTGCTCTTTGCGGTCTAAGTCGTGGAGATCGGTGTAGGGGGTTGTGATGGTGATCCAATACTCGCATAACTTTTCATTTAGAAACGGCTCATCCATCGTTCGATTACGCCAGTTTGGTACCAAAGCTTTAGGATTGGGAGAACATTCTAAACAAATAATGGGTGAGGATGGTGCAGGGCCGCACACATCTATTAAGCCATCATTGTTTCTATCTTGCCATGATAAAAAAGTAGAGTCTGCCATTTATATTTCTCCTTGGTTAAGTGGAATACACATTCCGGCTCGGGATAAAGCGGTAACCGCATGGATATAGGTGATTAATTTCCCACAGGGTTTTGTTGGTGCGCGTTTGTATTATGCTGTCCATTATCCACGGGATCGACAATGCCACGAAACTTCCAGCAGCTGTCGGCACCCACGGACGAATCGGGTCTACTCCGACCGCACCATTGAATGCTTGTTGAAGTAATAGGAAGTTAATAAGAGCGCTCATCACCTCGTCTAAAATTTCAGCTAAATCGCGAAGAGATTCTACAACATTCTCTCCACGAGCCACACCTTGCAGGTTGTTGTATTTTTCAGGTGTATTAAAAAGGCCACCAAACACCATACGAGACTCGACATTGTTGCCGGCTTGTAAGATGATGCGCGGCGCGGGAAGTAATTTTCCACCCATAGAGTTTTTTTCAGCCGGCTTACAACCGTCACACTTTCCGGTAACGATTTTCACTCCTTCGCGACCAATCACGCGCACGAGATCCGCTTTAATACCAATACCAGAACGGGGAGGGGCTGCGGTAATCTCATTGGTGGCTATACCGAAGTTTTTATCAATATCTGTCATCTGACTTATGTGAATACGTGCTGCATCGGCACTGAAGGAGTTGTCAACATGGGTACCATCATCTACTCCTTGGCCGTCTCGTGCACCAGCCATTCTACCTACCACCAAATCAATGCTAGCGGCATTTATCGCCCCTTTAGATCCCCATCCGCTGCGATTTGAACTGGGTCGATCTCGGCCAAGAACTATATAAGCGTTCTTTCTTTTAATAATCTTTTCGCCTTTGGCGCGCTTGTAGTGCACGCGTGGGGTCGCGACATCCGTATGATAAAGACCACTATTATCTGGCAAAACATAAGGAGGATTATCATAATAATCGGATGGATCACCTAGCGTTACAGCAGACTCTGTGGTCGTATCAATGCCTTCGGATGTTGTAGTGGAGCGGGCATTGCCCGAGCCCTTCATCTTGGCATAAACATCTTCAACTATTGCTCTTCGTTCGGCGGAGAATTTCTCTTTACTCCAAATTTTCTTATCTTTCTTAGTCATTTTTCCTCTTTTTAAAAGACACCAAAAGCTCCAAAGATACCAGCTAAATGAGCGTAAAGAGTTAGACGTGTATTATGATTACGAAGACTTTCAAAGCTCTTAATATTTGCGCTGAGCAGGGCCTTCTCGAGAGTCTGCATTCTGGTGTAATAATGTTTTTGAGCGGCCAACCAAAGCCCCTGGCCCTCTATAGTATCTTCATTATATTGCCAGTGATGGAGTTCTGTAACATTTATGTCTCCGGGTTGCCCGGTGCGGCCGCCAAGTTTTCCACCCCACTTGTATTTGCCACCAGAAGCCGCCTCTGCAGCCAACATACATTGCATAAGTTCTGTGTCTTTAGCTAAAATTTGGTTGGACTTACCTCCATAGGTGGGAACAGCCTTTGTTGTTATTTTAAGATCATGTGCCATGTACAGCATGTGTAAGGATAGTTTGGATCGGCCGGGGCCGGCCTCCCAGGTGGACTGCACGGTGCGCCCAGCTCCATTGGATCCAATGGAGACATCGGTGCGGCCGATCTTGGCGCATGCCGCAATAATCAAATTTGAATATGATGCAAGTGAGTTGGCGGGAGGCCCATATGGATTCCCCTTGAATGTTACCTTATCTTTCATTGTACCATCGGCGCTAATCCCATTAAATATAGGCATCCATATAGCTGCATCTTTGGCGGTTGCAAACAAAGTTAGGTCACCGGCATCTGTACCAAATTTAGAGGCAAGGCCCTCGCACTCTGCAGCCGTTTTACCTGCCGCGGCGTACGCACCCTTGCGAGCTATTCCTAGATGTTCACCATCTGCTAAGTTCCAAGTGCCGTTTGCTCCTAGATCAAGTGCCACGATAACTACATCACCACCCGCCGGCACCTGTCCCCTGCTATTATATGTAGAATAAAACGTGGTGTGCAATCGAATGGCATCGTTAACTCCTGCTGGATCTGCGGCCCAAGATATCTTGCATGGATCGGGTAGCGCTGCGTGTGGGTTGGGAGTACGGCTGCCGGCTTCGGGCGCAAGAATGCGCGCCTTATACTTAAAGACACCTCCCCCTGCTTGCTGAATTGGAGCTAAAACTAATGCGTGGAAGCGTTGGCCGCCCAGTTCACCTCTATAGACTCGGCGAATAGATTGCGCAAAAACATCGACAGCTGATCTGTTGTCGGAAAAAACCGAATGATCAAAAGTTTCACTCATTCTACACCCCCCTGAATTATATCAAATAGGCTATTTTTATCATCTTCTGAGAAATCGACACTCTTTTGACCTTTCTGCTGCATTCCTATAAGCTTGACTAGTTGTTCGTTGGAGCGCTGCAGCGTTTCTACGTGTTTAGCTGCAACTGGGCTCAGGCGCGCGATCTTTTCGGTGTCAGTTGCAATCTCGTTGGCGATATCATTAAGAAATTCGCGCGCAAGTTTACGATCCGATCTGATGTTGTCGAGAGCTTCGCCTATTAATATTTCTACTTTCTTAGTGCTCATAGTACCCCCGTATTCCATGATTGTTTAAAATTACTGTATTTTTTACGGAACTTCTTTAGAGAATTAACAATCTGTTTTGTGTTTAGACCCGTTATCTCCCGCAAGTATAGATAAATAGCTTTTTTATTAAAAATTTCGATGTCCTCTTTGGATTCGAATAAAATATTTATTGCCTGGTAAACCTTTAGGTCGTTCTCCTTCATTTGAGATACATCCCAAGATTGCAGTTCTTTATAAAATGAGTCCCAAAATTCTTCTTCTTCTCTCTCACTTACATACGATTCGGTAGTAGAGAGGTATTTCTCTTCGTAATATTTAGAAATGTTGTCATAATCAACTTCGCGACGTTGACGCTTTTGTTGTTTTTTAACCTTGTGAATAAACCAGTTTTTAGTGATTACGCTAAAATAAGAAAAGGCTGCTGAGCCGCGGCTCTGATCGTATTTGTCCAAAATAGTAACAAGCCAAACTTTACATTCGTCGCGTAGCGAATCAATATTTGGTAAATTAGTGAATTTATAGGTAAACACAATTTTGTCTACCATTTCATTTAGGGCAGGCCCAATCCAGCGTTCATATAATTCTGTGCGTTCTCGAATGCAAGTGGTATTTGAATATCGCACAATCGCATTTTCGTGATCTTTTGTAAAATAATAATTTTTACGTTTCTTTGTTTTCTTCTTCTGTGTCATCTATAATCTCGTTTTCATTTTCTTCTTCCTCTGGCTCGGGGTTTTCTATTTCTTCTTCGGTAAGGGAGTATATGTATTCAAATGTTTCCATCTGTTCATTAAAGGAAACCGCATGCTCCAAAAGGCTTTTTAGCGATTGATCTCCATAAAACATCTCTAATTCATATATATTTTTAGTATGGATAGCGAAAGCATTGATCATTTGTTGAAGGTCGCCTAGTTCTTCGGAAACCATCAACAAGCGCGCGATGGCGGCGCGCGCATATATAAACACTACCCCATTAAACACCAAAGAAAGAGATAGAATGACGGCCAATATTATTTCAAGTCGGCTCACGGGTTTCCTCTTTTGCTTTTTGTTTCATTTGATTTAGAATTTCTCGATTGTCTTCGATATATTGTTGAGTTAATTCTCCCACCTTTGTATCCGCAGATATTGGTGTTTTGGAAGTATACAAGGGTTTTGAAAGCAATTTCTTCATACTTCCTTTTGTACCACACAAGTCGCAGTCCTGCACTGTCTCCTTGATGGTATGACGTAGGGTGGTCTCTATTTTACACTCGTTACATAGGTATCGATACCTAGGCATCCCGGGCCATCTTTACTAAATCTTCTTCTGTAATCGTACTATCATCTGTGAATCTTACAGTGGGGGGATTTTTCACGATGAGGTCACCTTTTCCTGATTCTTCTAGTTCGAACCCCTTAAGAATTGGGACAATGTCCAATTCATTTAAGAGTGATTCTTGAAGCGCCATCATAATAGCGCCAAGTGCTTGATTTGATAAATGCATATTTTCTCCTTTTACCATTTAAAATTATTTTTATAATATTCAACTATATGTTGAATTTCATCATCAAAGTTTTTTTTTGTGTGCCAGTTTAAATGACGTAACTTGTCATCATTAAGGGCATATCGTACGTCCTGGCCTTCTCGTACATATGCCAAATCTAAATATGGAGACCAGTCTCTTTTTTCTCCAAAATAACATTCACAGATTTTCGTTACTGTATCAATATTTTTCTGTTCAAAGACGCCGGCCACGTTATATATTTCATTTGTGTTTCCAGATTCCACCAAGGTCACTACTGCATTGGCTGTATCGTCGGCGTGTAGCCAGTTTCTGATTGGCAGCCCTTCATTATGTAATTTAATCTTTTTGCCGCGCATTAACAACTTCACTGAAACTGGAATGAGTTTTTCGGGGTATTGTCCTATACCATAATTATTAGTTGGGCGTAAAATTATATACTTTATTCCGTAGGTGCGAGACCATGCTAAAATGAGCATGTCGGCAGCTGCTTTAGAGGCAGAATAAGGATTACTAGGCTTTAAAATATCGGTCTCTATATGTTCGCCTTCGGTGATATCTCCGTAAACCTCATCTGTACTAAAGTGAAAAAATAGCGGTCTGTCGCTTACGTTATGCGCCTTATTGCGAACAAGATCTAAAAGGTTCTTCACTCCCACTACATTAGTCTTAATAAAATCAGCACTATCGATAATGCTGTTACCTACGTGGGATTCAGCAGCGACGTTAATAACACAGTCGCAATCCGGCAAATATGTAAGAGTGGCAATATCCTCTTTGCAAAATGTAAAGTTGGGGTGTTTGAAAAACTCATTCAAAAATTCTTCGTTGGCTGCGTAGGTACACTTATCGACCCCATATACCTTCCATCCTTTTTCAAGGCATTTGCGTGTCACGTACGAGCCAATAAGACCCAAACATCCTGTTATAACAACTAATTTCACTTTATACCTTCTAAAATCTTGGTGGTGGAATAACGCTCTATTCTATCAAAAAAACACAGCTTTTGTGTATATTCTTCTCCAATAACGGTCTTATCTTTCCAGTCAGATCCTATAACCATCACGTCGGGGGATATACTTTTAATTATCTGTGAAAGGTCTTCGGTTGAATCAAAGACAATAACAGTGTCCACATACTTTATCGATTCGAGGGCGAACTTTCTATCCTCCACAGAATTATATGGCCTATCATTTCCTTTGTCTTTCTTCACTTTTTGATCTGAATCAATGCCTACTATGAGGTAATCTCCGAGCGATTTTGCATGTTTTAACATTTCAAAATGGCCGCGGTGTAAGATGTCAAAACATCCATTGGTCCACACTTTTACCATTCAATTTTTCCCGTTAAGACGTCTTTAAGCATCACCCAATCGCACGCCTTCGCCTTGGTTTTTCTTATCTGTCATATTGTTGTATCCATCCTATTGTATTAACTCCTCTTTGTTGTACAACTTGTGTGGCGCATTCATTGGCAAAATCGATTGCTACATAGATATTGCCTCTCTTAACAAAGTTGTATACTAAAGAGGCCAAAAACGTGTCCCCTGCACCTACTAAATCACGAATTTCCACTTTTATAACACCTATTATTTTGTCTTTATAACGACACCCATGTGAACCAAGGGTGACAATCATTTTCTCATCACACCAATCGCTTAGCGTGTGTTTGGTTTTTTCATATTCTACTTCATTAATCTTGATATAGGTGATATCTTTTGCCCAATCGCCAATCAGTTTTTTAGTGTCCAAAAAGACGAGAGGGTGTAGGCGGGAAATTTCACGGATATCCTCGGTAGTCAAAAAGCCCTTATCATAATCGGAGAGAATAACTGCATCATAATCATCATACTTTATCTCTTCAATACCCTCTATTCGATCCACACTTCCTTCGCCTGAATCCAGTCGCATAATCATGTGGTTAGTTTTATTTTCCACATATCTCGTTTTTGTAATTTGTGTTTTATTAGTGATAAGATCACACTCCACACCAAGAGAAAGCATATTTTTATAAACATTTCCGGCCATTCCCATGTTGCTCTTTTCTTTGTCTGCTACAAACACCGGTACCGGGGCGGCTGGCGCCATCCTATCACAATACCCATATACAAACACGTCTGTACAACTATCGCCAATAACCAAAAACTTCACTTCCAGCTAATCTCCCAATCTTTAAAGTCTGCCGCAAGACAATCTATCTTGTAGTCCTTTCGACCTCCGAGTTTTTCCTGAATCTTGTTTTTTGCTGTATTTCTAATACCATTTAATCCGTGGGTAAGTTCAAGGTTGTTGCCGTCCTTAATGCCCTTTCTATAGTTGGACTCATTATGCCAAATATGCAAATTCATCTGGGAGAGTACTACCACTGCTCGTATAAGTTCGGCTGATTCGGGCAACAGAATCTCTATGTCATGACAAATATCGGCAATCTCTTGTGCGTATTCTTCCTTGTGTTCTGTGATAAACACTTCTTTTAATTGCGCGATCGAAAGTCTATCCACAAGTTCGGATAGGGTGGGTAAATATTTACGTTGAGTCATTAATCTCCCTTGAGCAAGCGATGCGAATCGCTATCAAAATGTTGGGTAGAAAACTCAAACAGTTCGCAGTCTGCGAGAGCTACCATTTGGTGTCGCAAGC